ACTCAGTTGGAGTATGGACTATTGGATATGGTCATACAAAAGGAGTCAAAGAAGGAGATAATATTTCTCTTAAACAAGCAGAGGCAATGCTTGAAGAAGAACTTGTAGAATATGAAGGCTATATCAATGATATGGTAAAAGTTAGACTAGACCAAAATCAATTCGATGCTTTAGTAGCATGGGTTTACAATCTTGGTCCGACTAATCTTAGTAAGTCTACTTTATTAAAAGTATTAAATAAAGCTATCTATGAAGAAGTTCCATTTGAAATAAAAAGATGGAACAAAGCAGGAGGCCAAGTATTAAATGGTCTAGTACGAAGAAGAGAAGCAGAAGCTCTATTATTTCAAGGAAAAGCTTGGGAAGATGTATAAACTAAAGTTAGACTCTACTTTATTAATGAAAGCCGCTGCACACGCTAGTGAAAGAGGCATGAGTTTAGAGGAGTATTTAGAAGAATTTACACAAATGCTTGGACAAAAAATAAGAGAAGAAAACGCAGACAAAAAAGCAGATTTAATCCTGACTAAACAACAATTAAATGAAAAGGGATAGAAGATTGAAACAATTTTTAGCAACTTTTGGATTCTTTTACTTAGTAATATCAATCTATGAGTTTTTACAGTTTATAGGATAATGTACGAAATGAGCGTTATAGTTTTGCTGGATACAGCATTACAAATTTTTATAGCGATAGCAGTTATTAGTTTAATAACTGCTTTTGTTTTGTTTGGACTAAGTGGTCGATTAACTTTCTTTAAATTTAAAAAGAAAAAGGGAGATAAAGATGGCGGCTGGTAATGTTCTTTGTTTGGTTAAATGTAATTATAATAGTTGGACTTATAGTATTTAAACTCTATATGGACTATAGAATAGAAAGAAATATGAAAAGATACTTAAGGTATCTAAAACACAAACGAAAACAAAGAGAGAATATATGAAAACACTTTTACTTATAGTTATTCTTGTAGTAAGTAAAGTATTATTAAAAGCTATTGCCCCATATACAAATAGGGCTTTAAATGATAAAACTAAAGAGGTTTTCAAGCCTCTAATAGAGTATATAGACTATTGTAGGATTTGGTGGAAATGACAGATAATATCAACCCTGACCACTACAAGTCTGGCGATATAGAATGTATTGAAGCAATAAAAGCTTCATTAAATGAGCAACAGTTTAAAGGATACTTAAAAGCAAGTATAATAAAGTATCTATGGAGATACGAAAAGAAGAACGGCTTAGAAGATTTACAGAAAGCCGACTGGTTTTTACAACGATTAATAAAAGAGGAAAGTAATGGAGATACTAATTTGGATTTTTACCATTCCTGAGAAAATCTTTTTCTTTATTTTTAATATTGCAGTATGGATAGGTATTGGTTATTTTATTGCAGACGAAATAAAAAGGAGATTGTAATGGATAAGAATTTACTAATAAATTTTAGTCCTATATTTTTATTTACAATAGTAAGTTTTACAATGTTAGGATTAAGCTGTAGTAAAGAAAATGTAGTTGTTTCATATGATGAAGCAAGTGAAAAATTTATAAAAAAATTTGAAAAAGAAGCTTCAGCAGGAAGTATAATGCTGAACGAAGGAGATAGCTGTCAAGTTGTTGATGGCGTCTTTGTAGTGTGTGGACAATGAGCAAAGTATTTATAGGAATTATAGTAGTATTAAGCATAGCTTGTGCTTGGCTTTGGAATGAAAATCAAAGACTAAGAGAAAACAATGCACAACTAAATGTAGCAGTACAAACACAAGAAGAAACTATATCTACTTTACAAGAAGATTTTGCCACACAAGGACAAGAACTAACAGAATTAACTAAAAGAAGTCAAGAAGCACAAAGAGAAATGAATCGCTATCTTGATATTTTTAGACGACACAATCTAACTAAGCTAGCAGCTGCAAAGCCTGGCTTAATAGAAACAAGAGCTAATAAAGCTACAAAAGAGGTATTTGATGCAATCGAAGAAATTAGTAGGAATATTGATTGTCTTGACAATAGTGCTAACGAATTGTGCAACGACAAGACAGATTAGTGTTAGTGCAAAGCCAGTAGATAGACAGATAATACAACCTGCATTACCAAGAGAAATAGATTTAAAAGAGCCCAAGTGGTATGTGGTATCAGAAAAGAACTTAGACGAGTTTTTAGAAAGAATTAAAAAAGATGAAGGGCAGGTAGTATTTTTTGCTATGTCAGTTCCAGACTATGAATTGATGGCATACAATACTCAAGAATTAAAAAGATTTATAACAGAACTACAACAAGTAATAGTATATTATAAGGAGGTCACTACAGTTGCTGATTAGTTGGTACAAGAATTTATTTAAGAAAGAAGAAAAAAAGAAAGAGGACAAATGTCCTTATATAGAATTTGTTGAAGAACAAGAAAAAGTTTTAAAGAGGAATGACAATGGCACAAGTGCATGAAATGATTTACATGAAGATGACTAATGGAGAGTACATCTATGGTAGTAATTTAGATATAGGTAAGTATAGTGTAAAACACAACTGTGAATGTGAGCGTGAGTTTGACCATGTTCCTCCTTGTAAGTTAGAAGGACAAGGTGGATATTCTGAGGGCTCAAAAGCATTTAAGTATGTGGGTACAGACCATGACCCAATGACACATTCACACCCACCAAGTAAAGAAGAATTACATATTGATGCGTGGGGTAAAAAAGTTTTCAAACAAACAAACGGCTGGGATTATAAAACAGGCGAGTTTCACTATAGTGAGAAATGGTAAAATTTATTAGAGAGTGGTGGGCTATGTACAAAGCAAGCAAATGGTTTGATAGACACCCTGCTGCTCAAGCTAGATTTGAAGATTTAGAAGATTGGATTGAAGAATTAGAAGAAAGAATTATACAATTAGAAACTAAAGACGAAGTTTCAAAAGAGTCCGTTAGAAAATGGGCTGAGGGAGAAGATAGTGGCTGATGAAAGATTTAGTGGCGATATGTCTCGAAATGAAGTTGAAATAGACCTTAATAAGTTTATGGAAATGATACAAGAGAATAACAGTTTAAAACAAAAGATTTTTGAACTAGAACAGTCTGACAAAGCAAATCCGTGGCAAAAATGGATACATTTATCTGCTATGGTAGATGCTTGGAGAATATTTCCAAGAGCATTTTTAGGAGTATATATGTTCTTATTGTACTATTCTACAATGTGGTTTATGGAGTTAGAGGCTCCAACATTAGAGCAATCAGGTCTAATAAGTATCATTGTAGGTGCAGGTGCAGCATGGTTTGGACTATATGCAGGTACAGCAAAAGATAAGATAAACTCAAAATAGTTCTTGACTTCTAGTTTCATTTTTAGTATAATATATCATTATGAATATTTTTATATTAGATGAAAACATTGAAAAGTGTGCGCAGTATCACTGCGATAAACATATTATTAAAATGATACTAGAGTCTGCACAGTTATTGTGCACAGCACATTGGATAAATAAGTATGCAGGGTTCATACCAAGAAAACTCGAAAGTAAAGAATGGGAAAAAGTTAGAGAACAAAAAACGAATGACCCTCGTGATTTCCCTTATCTTCCTACTATGCATAACCACCCTTGTAGCATCTGGGTACGCAGTAGTCTCGACAACTATGAATGGTTATATAGACTCACAGATGAACTCAACAAGGAGTACGGATATAGATATGGAGGTAAGTCTCACAAGTCAATGCATGAGGTCGTATCTAACCTCCCCGTACTCGATATACCTAGGCGTGGACTTACTCCCTTTGCACTCGCTATGCCAGACTCATGCAAAGGAGATAATGCAGTTGAGGCGTACAGAAAGTTCTACCACGAAGATAAAGGTACCTTCGCAACTTGGAAGGTCAGAGGACAACCAGAGTGGTGGGAAGAAGAACTAGCTTGGACTGAAAAAAGGATTACTGCACAATGAGAGTAGTAAAAAAGAAAGCTCATGAGAACCTTACTGATGAAAGTATCAGTAAGGTTATTAGTTTATTAAGACAAGATAGTCCTATTACAAAGAAAGAAGCTTGTGAAATTCTGAATATTAGGTATAACACGACCAGACTTCAGAATATAATAGATGACTTTGAACAAACTCTTGCTAGAAAGGAGAGGTTTAAAGCAGAAAAGAGAGGCAAAGCTGCTTCTCAAGAAGAAATAAGTCAAGTCGTAAGGGGCTACATTGATGGACAAAATGTATCTAACATTGCAGAGGGAATGTATCGTTCTCCTGCATTTGTAAAGAATATTATAAATAGATTGGGAGTTCCACAAAAACAACCTTCTAATTATAATAAAAAGAGAGATACACTTTTACCTGATGAATGTGTAGCAGAAGAATTCCAAGTGGGCGAAAAAGTTTGGCTTCCAAGAGAAAACAACTTCGGTATAATTAAATACGAACTTACAGTTGAATATCAAAGAAGTAAGCCTGGCTTAAAAGAATGTGATTACTTACAAAAGTATGGCGCTAGAGGATATAAAGTTGATGTTTTAACGCCTTGCGATTTAAGTGATACACTCATGCCATGGCTTGATGGAAGAAAAGCAGGATATTATAGTTTTGCTCTCGCTTATGATATAGGGAGTATTAAACACTTGGAAAAATACTTGTGATAGGAAATAAATATGGAATTAACCACCACAATAGCAGTATTCTATTTTGCAGGAGTTCTAACAGCTATGTATAGCTTATACATACCTGCATGGAACTTTGTTAGAGCAGCACAGCCGAATAATGTAATGGTTAGGCTAAAAGTTAGAGCCGCCCTAGTAGTATTCGTTATGTTCTCTTTAGTTATGCCTTTTTTGATTTTAGTTATGTTAATACCTAGCGTAACTGATGATTTCATAAAAGGTTTTGCAAAAGGAATGATGGGAATGAATGTATAATGGCATATAGTAAAGAAGTAGTAGATAGATTTGAGAAAGTCCTTAAAAATCCAAAGGACTTTGCAGTTGGTAAATTTGACCCACAGGCACCCAATGTAGCAACAGCTATGGTGGGAGCACCTGCGTGCGGCGATGTCATGAAACTACAACTTCGCCTCAATGATGAAGGAATAATAAATGGAGTCAAATTTAAGACTTATGGTTGTGGCTCTGCCATTGCTTCTTCATCTTTGTTTGTAGATATGCTACAAGGCAAAACAATAGAAGAAGCAAAACAAATAACAAATAAAGAAATCGC